AACTTACAGACAAAATATGAATGGTCACTTTACGTTCTTCCGCCTGAAAACTTTATGAAAGATTTGTTGAAGAACTTCGACTTTAATGAAGTCGAGAAGTTAATATAACAATATGAACGAATGGGAATTGACTGAGGAGCAACTTAATCAGTTGCTTCTTCAGGAACAGTTAGAAAACGACGCGTATGAATGGCAGCGAAGACAGGAAGAACTCGCTGCTAATTACGATTTTGATTACGGAGATGTTAAACAATGAACAACTACAAAGAACTTGAAGACTACATCAAAAACAACAAAGATTGGCAGGACAAGCTCAAACCTTATATGAAAACTATTGCTCCTGTCGACTTCAATGCAAAATGGGTTGTCCCAATGTATTGTCTTTTTGACATCCCTTCAAACAAAAACTTACTTAAAGTAATTATGCAGTGCCGTGGTTCTGTTGTAAACAAAGACACAGGTGAAATCATTTGTGCTCCTTTTGTAAAGTTTTGGAACTTCGGTGAAAAATACGCTGCTGATATTGATTGGGACTCAGCAAAAGTAACACACAAAAGAGACGGTTGGATATTTGAAATGTTCAAATATAACAGCGAAGTTTACTTTAAGTCAAACGGACGTTGTGTTTCAAAAATGAGCCCAGGCGCTCCTGTTGATATTATCCCAGGGCTCCCAGTGTTAAAAGATATGGGAGAAGTCCTTGCACGAGCTTGGAAACTTGGTTCAGGTGAAGACTTGTATTTTGCAAAAGACGGACATTTGACTGTTGACTCTGAATGGGTTAACGCACTTCCTTCAAATTGTACTTTGTGCTTCGAACTTGAGTCTCCTTGGAATCGTATTCACACTGACCTTGTGAACGATGCAAAATTATGGTTCATTATGTACCGTGACCAGAACGGTGATGAACACGACATTTACAATGTTGATGAACTTAATATTCCTTTTGAAAGACCTCAGTTGTATGACTGGAAAAATGAAAAGGAAATGCTCGACAGCCTTAAAACTTGGACTGCAAAAGACAACGGAGAAGGTGTCGTAGTTGTTGATAAAAACTTCAACCGTGTAAAGATTAAGACAGAAGATTATCGTCGTATCAAGTTTGAAACAAACTCAAACGATTACGGTGACAACCGATTGTTCAGATATTTTGCCGCAGATGAAATTGATGACTTGGTTGCAGTAAACCCAGACTTGTTGCCTCGTATCGAAGTGTTCCGTGCAAAGCTTAAAGAACTTGACAACAAACTTGCAGAATGGAAAGCAATTGCTGACAATATGAATTATGTTTACCGTGACAAGGAAGCACTTCACCTTGCACTCAACAGCAAATATAGTGGCTGGGAAAAAGTCTTTATCAGAAGATTGTTGAAGAAAACACCTGAGCAGGTAAAAGAGGATCTTTTGCACGGAAAGAACGGTTGGTGGAAAGCATCAACTCCTTTTACTGAACTTTGTGAAATTGTTGGTAAATAAAAAGGCGGGCTTAATGCCCGCTATTTTTATGCTTGTTTAGTTTGTTCCATTGCTTGTTTGAACTTTGCCCATTCATCAATTACCGCCTTAATAGGTTTGTATTTTGAGAATTGGCTCAAGCCTTGAATTGCTTGGTCCAAAGCAGCGTTATCAATACGCTGCTCTACTTTTTGAACTGCACCATCAGTACCTGTAGGTTTTTCACCTGCATCAGCACCTTGAGCGTTTGCATCACCCTGTGCGGGAGCTGCATTAGGATCATTTCCTTGAGCAGGCTGTTTAGCGGGGTCAACAGTATCTCCCGTATTCTGTGTATCAGTATTTACAGCGCCACCGTTGCCTTGTGCAGGTTCTTTAGGCTGCTCAGGTTGTTGCAATGTTTCTTTCTTTGTATTTAATGCAGCGTTCAAGTTCTGAATAATCTTCAAAGCTTTCTTATCACTTTTACCCAAAACATTTGCAATACTTTGGTCGTTAAGCAATCCTGAAATTCTGTCAATGTCATCTGCTGTAAATTTCTTTGCACCTGTTAAAAATTGTCTTACATCAGCTTGAATTGTCTGAAGTTGTTTTATTGCAGTATTATAATACTTTTGAGTATTTTGATTATTAGCTTCATTTAATGCATCTAAAAACTCGTGTTCCATTACTTACCCCCATTTGCAGGTGCATCTGTTTGAGTCTCTGCAGAAGTATCAGGCTTACCATTTACAGCAGGCTTTGCATCAGGACCTGTTGCGCCATTATTAACTGCATCTTGTTCACCTTTATTTGCCTTATTCTGTTGCTGTTGATTTTTAACATTATTAAGGCCATCATTTGCAATTTTCAAAGCTTTTGTCACTGCGTCATTGATTGTCTTTGCAAGTGTAATGTCGTCCATCGCATTTGTTTGAGCCTTTGTTTGAGCAGTCTGTGCATTTGTTTGAGCAACATTCTGAGCATCTTGTGCTGCTTTTGCATTTCTTTGTGCATTGCCCTGTGCTGTACCGAAAGCGTTTGCAATACCTCTTCCGATTGCCTTAAAAGCCTGTGCAACACCGCCCGCTTCTTCTATCTTTTTTGAGACTTCAAGAGCCTCCATAAATTGTTCTGTGTTCTGTTCCATATTTATTTAGTCCCTTACGATATTTTAATAATAGGTGCAGTAATAAGTTTTGTTTCACCTGTTTCCTTATTTGCTAAAGGATAACCACCCGAAGAAGCAAACTTTGCAATAAGTAAATCTGACCTAGGATCTTCATAAACCTTCTTAAACAATTCAAGGTATGCATTGATTTGTGTTACTGTTTTATTGTACTTATCCATACCTTTTGTGTTATAAACAGGTTTACCCATTTCTTCTTGAATAACTGTTGCCCATTTTCCGAGTTGAGCATTTACTGTTCCGCCATATTTTGAAGCTTCGATAGCAAGTGATTCACCGCCTGATCTAATATTGAGTTTAATCATTTCACCAAACTCATCAAAGTGTGATTCATTTACTGGAATGTAATATGCTGCAGAAACGCCTTGTTCGCCTGTCTTTTCGTTTATGTAAGGTTCGAACTTGAAGTCTGAAGTGATGTGACTTCTAAACTCTGGAGTTTCACAAACTCTCTTGAATGACACAAAAGTGTTTTCTGGGTTTGCTTCTCCATAATACCAAATAGCTGTTGCAGCGTTATCACCGAAAACATCTTTGTTAATAGAAGTTGTTGCTGCAAGCAATTCTGCGTGAACATTATTTACACCTTTCTTTAATGAAAGACCAAGAACAGTTCCGTTTGAAAGTGCCTCATCACAAACTTTTGAATACTCTTCAGGTGTCTTAGCATTCAAACAAGCATCTATATAAGTCTTAGCTGTTGCTTCAGGATTGTCGCTGAATACAAGCAAAATATCTGCTTTATTTGTTCTGTCTTTTGGCTTCTCGAACAATGCTTTTGAGAAGAATGCTTCAACCTCAGCATCAATACTTGAATGAAGACCACGAGCAAATGCTTTAGGAGCACCTTTCAATTTATAGCCTTCATTATACAACGCCTGAATCTTTGAAGAACCTTCTTTTGCAATTGCAATAAAATATTTAAGCCAAGAGCCTGAAGAAGCATAGCCTTTTTGTGTAAGTGTTGAGCTTATATTTGACTTGAATGTATCATAGTCAGTTGCACATTTTTCCCAGTTAATACGATTCTTAAAATCTTCAGAGAATAATGTGTCTACATACTCAGCATCCTTCTGTAAAGGATTCAACCAATAAGTTTCAAACAAATATCCTTGAATTGCTTCTTGGAAGTCTGTAAGAAGTTTAATATCCTGTGAGCCTTCGCCGTTAGGGTCACGAGGCTTCAAAATCCATTTACCATTAGGCTTCTTTGCGAGTATACATCTTTCAAAATTATCAAGAAACTCATTATCATCTGAGATGTTTGCAATCTCTTTATCATCGATTGTAATTTCATCAGCATCAGAACCTGCTTTAGTTTTTGCAACCCAGAATGATTTTCCGTCTGCAACCATTTGTCTGAGTGTAGGTGTGTAGTGTTTCTTATCTTTATAGCCTTTAATGTCCAAGTAATCAACACCTGCAGGCTTGTAATCAATACCTTCATTCATTACAGAAAACGTTGTTTCAGTATCAACAAACTTAAAACGCCACTTTTTATCTTCTGTAAGATTTTCACCTGGGTGTTCCCATCCTGCCATAATATCTGGGTCACGGTTTGCAGAAGAGAACTCTGAACGGTCAACAATCTTAACGATATTGCCTTCAGCATCCGACATTGCAACGCCTTCCATATTTGCATCAATTACACCGCGTGTTCTTGACTTATAGAAAGTTGAATAATCGTGATTAGAAGTTTTGAAGCCTTCCCACATCATCATTTTGATTTCAGCAGCAGCGTTCAATACTTCAACAAGATGTACGATTGTTTCTCTACTGTAGTTGATAATCTCTTTGATTTCTGCAACATCACCTGCCCACTTATCAATTGCACCCATCTTTCCTTTAGCAGTTTTCATTGTTGTAAACTTCTTTTGGAATTCTTTTGTTTGCTTTTCAGCAATATATTCTTTAAGGTCATTGATAACAGTTTCACAGTTGAGCTGTGTTTCTTTTTTGTCTGCAAGAGAAGCGTTTTCAAATGTATTCCAATAACCCATAAAGATTTCATTATTTATCAAATCCTTATAAGCTGGGTCAGCGCAAAGTTCGTCAGCGCCTTTTACAAATGACTGATAAAGAGCTTTAATTCTGTCAATGTCAAACTTGTCTTTGTTTACATTCAAAGCAGGTGACATAATGTATGCCCAGTTTGGCCAAAGTACTTTATCTGTTTCAGGACGGAATGATTGAGTTTTGCCGCCATTGCCATCGTCCTTGTAAACTGTATGGAATGCAATACCAAACTCGGCATTCTTTACATCTTCGTACCCTGGGTTGTCTTCTGAAAAAGCGTATACGATTTTGTTAGGTTGGAATGTGATGTATTCCTTGCCTCTGATTTCTTCAACTTTTTTATCGTCAGTTGAAAATAAACAGTCTCCCTGCCAAGCTTCTCCTTCTGGGATAAGTTTTGCAAGTTGCAAACAATAAACAAGCTTTTCTGCCATTGAAGGTCTATCGCCATATTTTGACATAATCTCATCTTCTGTCGAGATTACATTGTTTGCGTTTGCAACAAAAGACTTAAGACAAATTGAATTGTCTGGGTACCCAGGGAACTTGCTATAACAAATTACTGCGGGAGCACCGTCAATCTTTGTTGTCGTATTCATACCAACATCTTGTCCTGCAGATGTAGCCAAAAATTTTTCGATTTTATCTTTTACTTCAGCGATACCATCAGGTCCGAGAAGTACGAGGTCTTCAAAATGTGTCTGATGTGTATTAGCTCTTTTTACAAATGCTTCTCTGTATGTCATAATATAATTAGTCATCGTCGTCAATAAACACTTTATCTATCATAACAACTTGCTTACAAGAATGACATTGAACAAACTTACATCTGTAAAAGCCTTGCTTGCCATTATCGTTTAACGACAAGACTTTATAGTCACATTCTTTTTTATTAGGAATAACTTGGGGTTGATTGCAGTTTGGACAAAACCACAACTTTTTAAGGATTTCAGCCAAAGACTTTTCTGTCTTTTCAACATTTCTTTGTGCTGTTTCTAATGCCTTTCTTTGATGCTTAAGGTCCCGTGATAACTTATTGTATTTATCCACAGGAGTTTCGGGAGCTTTCTTTTCACTCATTTGCAACTCCTTACTTATTTAGTTGACTAAATTATATGAGCAATATTTTCGAAGAAAAGCCACACTTATTTGAGGCTATTTATAAAATGAATGAAGTAAGAATGTCGCAGCTTGTTCCTGCAACAATTAAGTACTTGGGTAGAGGAGAAGACCTCGCTATTCAGTTCTTAAAGTCACAATTTGCAATTGCAGGTGAAAGAGCTAATTTTGGACAGCAAGGACTTCAAGACGATATTGAAATCAATAATCGTAATGTGCCTAACAATGACCCAATCACAAAATATGTTTTAATGACTGCTATTCGTTCAGACAATCCGCAAGCAGTCTTAAACTTCTTCAAAAAGTATCAAAAGACTCTTAATTTGAAAATAAACTTTGAAATTATTGAGGATTTTATTCAAAATAATATGTAATTGACTGAACTTTTGCAATAATCGTTTTATATTATTATTGTAAATCAGGCAATAGGAGGCCGATATGACAAAGACAATTACTGCAGAATGGAACTTCGACTTGGAAGAGGGCAAGAAACAGGGGATTGTTTTGACAATCGGAAAAAACTCTGATGGCTCAACAGGAATTGGTTATTCACTCTGGGATATTGCAGATAACGTTTGGGTTAATCCTGATACAATGGAGCCGATGCCAAACTTCACAGTAAAAGCTTGGATGAGAGATACAAGCCTTCTTATCGACTTAGATTAAAATCACAAAATCAAATATATGAAAGCTCCCATTGATTGGGGGCTTTACTAATTTTTAAAGGTTGAAAATGGAAAAGTTATTATATGTTCACGGCTTAGGCGGAACAGGTCACGGTGGTTCTGCAACAAACATTAGAAAAGCTTTAGACTCATTATACGATATTACAACAAACACATACGATTTGCTTCAGCCTGCAGAAGCTTTTGAACAAATCAAAAACGATGCAGAGAAAGCTGATATAATTATTGCTTCATCTTTAGGCGGTTTTTACGCTTCAGCACTTAACACGAATAAGATTTGTATTTTGCTCAATCCTTGCTTAAACCCTAAAGAAGCAATCCCACCGATCTTATATCCTGAACAAAGAGAAGTTTATAACGAAGAAAAATGTTTCAAAGAATGGGATGCAATTGCAGACAATTGGTCAGATTTCGATAATGAAACAAAATCAAGCAAGATTGGTATTTTCTCAGATAACGATGAATACTTTTCTTACAAAGATTTGTTTGATACATTATTCAGAAACGGCTATGGCAAGAACATTTTTACAATTCACGGAACACACGAGATTGCAAAAGATATGCATCAACTTCAGGATGCAATATCACAAGCTTGGCAATATCTTGAAATAACTTGGAAAGGCTTCGACCCTGGGCATATGTATGAATCAACTCGTTTGCAGGAAAGATTCATCAATATGTGGTTCAATTCTGACAACCCAAAGCAAGAACGCTTAATCGCCGACAACATTAAAGATGTATGGGAATTGCTTGATAGAGCTTATGCTTATCTCCCAGGCGGCCCAGGCGGTTTCTCAAACATAAATGATTTTATTGCAGATTGCGAAAAATCAAATGCTCTTATTAAATGTGTTAAACACGATGGAGAACTTGAAGCTTGTGCTGTTTATAATTTGAACAGAGGCGGCAGAAAACTTTCATTGATTGGCGCACAAACAGTTTTTGATAAAGATTCAAACTCTTGGAAAGCAACAAGTGCAGGAAAAGAGGCTTTATATACAATTGCTCGAGAAGACATCGAACAAGGTGACAGACACTTTTGGGGAGAAGTATCTGACGGCGCAGAAACTGTCTATTATGTAAAGACAAAAGCTGTTCCAGTTCCTCCTTCAGTTGTTGCTGCATTGATGCCAAATAAAGGTGTAAGAGACACTAACGATAAATTACCAATAAGACATATGAAAAAAGTAGTAGGCAAACATTATGATGCTGAAAAGGGAAAAGAAGTACCTGACTTTGAAGAATGGGATGAAGAAAACCGTTTCAATTCAGGCTATTATGAAAGACCTGTAGTTGCAGGAAAGTACCATAGGAAGGTTGCTGTGACATCACCTGAAAATCAAAATAAAGTACAAGACTTCCCAATTGAAAGATACCGTAAAAGGGAAGCAAAGCTTAAGATGTTCGAAAGAATACTTAATCACGGAAATAAGTGTTTACTTGTTCTCGACATTGATGATACAATTATCAAGGCTGACCCAAAAGTTATCGGTATTTGGAAAACACTTCCTGATGGTTCAGAAGTTAGATTGAATACTGAAGAGTTTGCAAAAGACCCAGATGCTTCACTTTCAAAAGAAGAAAGAGCAGCAAAAGGCGTTTCATTTGATTATAGAGAATTCGCTGATCCTGAAAAAGTTGAAAAGTCAATTATGCAAGGTACTCCTATTATCAGAAACTTAAGATTGATGGATGCTCACCTTGCTGCAGGTTGGGACCTTGCTTTCTTGACAGCTCGTTCACAAGAAGAGGTTATTTTCAGAACACTTCGTCAATTCTTGAAGTTTAATGACAACGGTACTTTTAAGAATATTGATAATTACATCAAGAGAGACTGCTGTTCTGCAATCAACGATGCAGTTCATATTTACGAAGGTGCAACTGATGCTGAAAAGAAAGCAAATGTTTTGAAAAGACTTTGTAAGATATATGACGAAGTTGCATTTGTTGATGACGATATGAAAAATGTTGCTTATGCAAGATCTTTACATTTACCAAACTTAAAGGTAATTGTTGCAAATAAATAGGAGTTCAATATGATTAAACAAGAAGATGCACAACAGTGTTTTGAAAATATTTGTGACGTTCTTATAGACAATAATATCAACTTAGGTGACATTAAGTTAAAGGTTGTATCATATGACTTTAATGGCGCATTAGGAAAATACGATGCGTCAGATAAAACAATTACAATAAGTAATAAGGTAAGAGTTGCAAATCTTAAGTCTATAATTGCGCACGAGATATGTCACGCAATAGAAAGAACAAATGGTGAAAAGATACTTACAGGTGCAGACCTTAATGAAGCTTATAGCTGTGTTGAGATTGGTAGTGAATCTTATCAAATGATTACGAAACTTGCTGCTTTGTTCAGTATACTTCAAAGAGTTTGGACAAACACTGAAGCAGCAGAAAATACAGTTGATAAAATTGATGATCTTCTTGAAGACTTTGAAGACGCAAAAGCAGATGATGTCAATAATAAAAATGCAAGTCTTTGGAAATGGTTTGCAAAAAATTATGATAAGATTTACAATGCAATTGACTGGTATGAAGTAAATGGTCATAATGAAGAATTTATTGAAATAAAAAATAAGCTTGAAAGTATACTTAATGTTAGTATACCTTTAGCAGAGATTGCAGAAAACTAAAAAGTGTTAATATAAAATTACGAAGTTCGATAAACATTATTCTGGGTGAAAGTCCCAGCAACCTCGCAGCAGTGATGCTACTCGAATGGCTTACAAAAATCAAATGTAGGTAGCGGGGCTGTAGTTTGAAAAAGTTAAAACTGGTGAGAACTTCTCTTACATTTTTGTAAGATATACTAACTAAATATTACAGCAAAACTAAAATTGCTGTTAATATATTTTCATAAGGAATAAGAAAACAAATGATGTTATCAAGAGTTTACGAACAGGAACAAATTACTCGCAACAATCCAAATACAACTATTTGGACTAACATCATTAACCCTAGAGAATACGATTATGATGTGGGGCTGCCTAGGTAAAAAGTTTTTTAGCTTTTAGACTTAGGCAACCGATGAAAAGGTTGCCTTTTTTGATTTTTGGGCAATTTTACAAAAAATCAAAAAAAATGAAAGTTTTTTAAACTTCCGTTGAACAGTTTTTATATTATTATTGTAATTTGAAAACAAATTGCAAATACAGTTCAAAGGAAGGACAAAGTTGAATAAATCAACTGCTCCGCCGAATTAAGTCGGTGGAAAGAGTAGGCGGTTACCTTACAAAAAGACTTCCGCCGCAACAAAAAGGACCACAGCAAAGGTTGTGGTTGGGGGCCAAGGAGAACAATAAGGCAGAGTTGTTCACTGCACGAAAACTAACCCGCTTCTTGGAAGTTGAAAACTGGGACGCGAGCCTGAGCCATTGCGGCAGAAACGGCAGTTATCCCAATCGTAAAGTCGGAACTACGAACAAACGCTGAAGGCGTTCAATAAGTCCTTCAGCAACAAAAAGCTAACTTGCCTGCAGGAGTTGAGCTAGTCCGTTTTTTGCGGTTTTAATACAGACGAAAAACTTGAAAACCGTATTTTTTGGAGACGTAGAACAACTGGTTCAGTTCGTGGCCCTTTCAAGGCTGAGATTCGGGTTCGAGTCCCGACGCCTCTATAAAACCCAAAAGACATCGGGTGAGGTAGTTCAAGTAACTGAGGTAACGTTTAGTAAGTGAACGAATGAGGGCATACCGAACTGAGGTAGAACAATCAATTTTTCTGGGTGGCCTGCCCTTTTAAGAATAAGGTGACGAAAAGTTGGTTGCGAAAGTTGAGTAAGGACGGTCGCGATAAACTTACTTGCGGGTTGATTTTGCAGCTTTCGAAAAAAGTTGAAAAGTTGTAATCGTCTAAAGGCAAGGACACCGCATTCGAGCGGAGAAAAGGTTCGAATCCTTGAGCAACTTATCTTATGGGTCTTTCAGTCAATAGGAAGGCTCCAGCTTAAAGCCCACAGTGGAAAGGCTGGGAATACGAGTTCGAGTCTCGTAAGATCCACTTACTTGAGTTCTTTGACAACAAAGGGAAGGTATTTATTTCGGCGTGTATCCCCTCACTCTGATAAGGTGTTGAAAGGGTAGTTGGTTCAGGGTGGTTCAATTCCACCGACGCCGACTCGAAAGTTGAAGAAACCGATAATCGCCACGACAATAATCTGCAACGATAGGAAACGACAATAGCGGATGACGATAGATAACGGCAACCTTCGCAGTACTCAACTTTCAATTTTATGGGGTGTTAGCTCAGATGGTTAGAGCGTCTGACCGTTAATCAGAGGGTCGCAGGTTCGAGTCCTGCACACCCCGAAAGGTATTACCACATAAGCCTATGACCTGAAAATATGTGCGCTGGGGGCGTATCTCCTGAGTTTACATCTAGTGGATAAAACAAGATGCGTAGAGATAACAAGTCTTTCGAATTCGCGGTCGAAAGCAACTCGTTATAGAGTTTACGAGAAGAACTCAGAGGAGCAGCAAGTCCCTTTTGAAGGGTTGGTCGCCCACTTGCATTATCAGGATGTAGCTCAGCAGGTTAGAGCGCGTCGCCTGGGACGATGAGGTCGGAGGTTCAATTCCTCTCATCCTGACTATAAGAAGAAAAACTTTTGCATATCGAAAGTGTAATAGGTCGACTAAAAACGAGTAGAGATGAAAAGCCATAATCAGAATTGCAAAGGTATTGGCTATTGGTGTAATAGGGTAGCACGCATCCGTTATGGGTACCCGAGGTGTTGGATCGTTCCCAACATAGTTTACTTCTTTCTTATGGGGCTGTGGAGCAGTTGGTTAGCTCGACGCGTTGTCAGCGCGAAGGTCGCGGGTTCAAGTCCCGCCAGTCCCGCTAGTCTTGGCAGCTATATTGCCCTGTGAGGCTTGCAGGGAACAAGCACAATATAGTGGAGAAAGATTTTATAAGGGCTGAGCATTAAGTCTCGAACTGAAGTTTTGCAAGTATTTGAAATGAAAGACTAAACAACTTTTTTCTGGGTGAGTCGAGCAGGTGGTGAGCTCCGGAGACTGTAAATCTCCCGCCTCAGGCTGTGTAGGTTCGATTCCTATCTCACCCATAGTGAAAAATGACACTATATACGAAGCAGGTCACTGCACCACGAGAGTTGCTTGTAATTATAGTGGAACGAACTGACGAAGTGTGCAGCGCCTTTTTCAGATTAGGAAATAACGCAAAGAATGTTCCTATTTTTACAATTTGGGTTTGTTTTTACATTCCGCGTTTTTATGCTGTCTTAGCTCAATTGGTAGAGCACGTGATTTGTAATCTCGGGGTTGTGGGTTCAATTCCTACAGGCAGCTCTAGGCATATGTTGTTCCTATACTTTCGGTACTTGGGTTGTGGGTTCGAGTCCCACCTTCTTGCCTGCGTGCAGGATGTAGCTCAACTGGGAGAGCAGAGTTTTTACAACACGCCTTTTTATGCTGTAGTCGCATAGCGGTTGATTGCGCCGGATTTGTAATCCGGAGGTGTAAAAGCCCACGGGAGTTCGAATCTCTCCTACAGCTAAACTTTTTAGGTTTCGACCGCTGCCGTAGGGTGGCAGAGTTGGCCAACCGAGGTAAAGTAGGATTGTTAGTTTAGCGCTGAACTTTCAAAACGAAATTCCGCCGAGAGACACTGACTGATTGGCAATCGCGAGCCGATTTGAGGATGCCTGATAGGGAAATTTTTATGGGGCTATGGTGCAGTTGGTTAGCACGCCTGCCTGTCACGCAGGAGGTCACGAGTTCGAGTCTCGTTAGTCCCGCTACAAAAAATCGAGCCCAGGAACTTGTAATGGGTTAAAAGGTAAGTTGTTTATTACAACAAGCCAAAAGAGCGTGAGAGTATCCTTGTGCAAGTAGGAAAAGTGTAACGCTTGGTAAAAGTTTTTCGCGGTTTCTTTTATATTTTATGGTTCTTAGGACAAATTGGTTGAGTCGCTAGCCTTTCAAGCTGGAGGAATGGGTTCGAATCCCGTAAGAACTAATCCATTGCACGCTGAGGACGATGCCTGCAATGCAGCAAATAAATTATATGCGAATAACACCGTATAATCTATTTAAGAGAAAGTCCAAAGTGCTGTGCTTCATTGCGAACGCAGTTTGTAAGTCGAAGCAAGTTAGCTCTTATAACAATAGGCGTAAATTATAATGCAAAAGCCCTATTGGGTTAACGAGAAGCACGGTTGGTAAATGCTTGTCTTGGGACGTTATTCAATATTAAATGTTAATATTGATAACAGGAAGGTTCAATTCCTTCAAGCATTGTATTTATAGCGGGATAGAGCAGTGGTAGCTTGCGAGCCTCATAAGCTCGAGGTCGGGGGTTCGAGTCCCTCTCCCGCAATACGACTTACAATTTTTGGTGGTGTAGAGGAAAAAGATTGGGTCCGCAATCTGTAAGTCGAAATTCAATGGACCCTCGCCCACATTGTACGTGGGAGCCCGCCTAACCCGCGGGGTATGCAGGTTCGAATCCTGCCACTGCCGTATGAAATGTTCTTACCATTAGGTTATGTATAGAGCACAACCTAAAAAACAAGACCACGGAACTCGTGGTATCAAATGGTCATCCTCAACTGCTTTAGATTGGGGTAATGTAAGAAAAGGTATGCGAATGTCTTATAGGTGGCAATACCGACAGGCAAAGCATAAGTTCAAAATTGAATTGAAAAAGATTTCAATCGAAGCGTCTGACGAAGAGATTGAAAGATATTTTCTGAAAACTGAATTCAGACCACAAGGTATGTGGTGGGATTTTGATTAAAAGGAAGGGTGAGGCCCTGTCACAGGATTAGTCCTCAGTACTTCTGGCTTTTGTAAGAAAGCTCGAGATTTTTTGCAATCGCAGTTTTATGCTTTTCAAGGGTAGAGGGCTCCCTCGCGCATCAGTAAGTCGTATATGAGGTTGGATCGCACCATACGCGGCGTTTGGAATTTTACACAAAATGGCAAACGATTTTATGACCGTGTAGTTCAATGGATTAGAACAACAGCCTTCTAAGCTGTATGTTGGGGGTTCGACTCCCTCCACGGCCAAAGTCCGAGTGGGGACGAAAAATGCCACTCACGCGAACAAGGAAAAGTTCTAAACACCCGCAGGAAACAATCGTTTGCGTGAATATGATTGGAAGGACCTATTGCGTTTAGTTATCCGTGCAAAGCGGACAGCAAGCAAGTTTGAAGGTATAGAAGCAATGAGATTTGAAGTGAATAGCGATGCTTTCCCAGCAATGGTGTATGTAAGTCTAATACGTAAATAAGAGAGCTTCATTTCCAGTCGAATCCAAGAGCAGCTCAAAACCCAGTGGTAGAGCAGCGGCATTCTAGACCGTGTGACGGGGAGTTCGTGGTACCCCATCTTGGAAAGTCGCATCGGAGTTGAACATCTGCAACAACTTAAATGTTCAACATAACAGCTTGATAACGGCTTGTTGCTTAAGAGGAAGTTCCTCTTGCAAATTTTACCAATGTGTTGCTCAACACCTGTGAAGACAGACCTGAAATAATGGTACCGAAGCACTAACGGTGGACAGAAGAATGGGAAGGTTTTTGAAAAGCTGTATGAGATCGTATCAACAACTACAGTAGCCGACTCGGTCGGCAATCAGCCGTGCATTCATAAGTCGCGGTGGAGAATTAAAGGGTTACGGGGTTGGTTAAGCAGTGTACCCAGTCTGCTCAACACAACGGATTTGTGAAAAGTGTCAGAGACAATACCGATGCCCGTTAAACATTGTTGGCCTCACTTCAACGAGTCAAGTCGGGAGTGAGGATTACGCAAAGCTGAAATAATAACGCCTAGGAAGTGAGAAGGTTTTGGCTGAAAAGATCTATACGCCTAAGAATGACTCACGACTTGTGTCTTTACGGCAGTCTCCAGTTTGCAACAAGATTGAACTGGGCATAAGACAGAAGGACCCTCGCGAGGTACGTTAAAGAAAACTGGTTTTATAGTCAAGAGTTAAACCTAAAAGTTGAAAGTAAGCTTTGCTTTTTTTTCGGTCCCATAGAACAACTGGTCCAGTTCGTGGCCCTCTCAAGGCTAAGATTCGGGTTCGAGCCCCGATGGGACTATATGTGGTACACCGTTAAGAGCGGAACACAGAGGGTATGTGCCGACCTAGGTGGAGGCGATTGATGAAAATTCTAGTTGAATTAGGGTCACCGCTAAGAACAAAGGCAAACTTAAGTAGGAAAGCTGAATAAGCTGCAGGTGAAGTGGGGACTCCGCTTCCTGTTTGTACTACCAAGGCAAGGGTTGCGCCAAGTATGTCGGCCGAGGCAGAGGCGTACTCACCAGTGACGGTGTTGAGGAGAAACGAAATCTTCAACTGATTTCAATATCAGCCAAAGACCTTGAGAGTGGGTGTGTGCAATACGAGCGCCCTTAAAGCTACTAGAGCATCGGGCATTAAACGCGCCTATAGTCCAATGGATTAAGACATTCGGCTACGAACCGAAAGATTGGGGGTTCGAGTCCCTCTAGGCGCAAAGCAAAGTCAATTCCGGATAACGACGATGCTTTTAGAGTCAACGCGTTTGTAAGTCGGTCTCTGGTAAAGATTGGTAGCCTAAATGGTAGAGCAGCGGCCGTGAAAGCCGAAAGATGTGGGTTCGAGCCCCACCCAATTTATAAAAAAACAATATAAGTGCCTATAAGCAATTTAGCGGGTTGACATTCTTAGATAAGGGTATCATTATTGGAAAACCGAGCTCTCTGCTGTCAGATTCGCGAAGGTTACGATTGAACTAACTGTTTAAGACCTGAAAGTGTTATTGTCAATAACACGGCAGGCGCCTATAAGGTACAGGAAGAATAGATCATCATTCCTTGAAATTATTTGGCAAAATGTAAGTCCTGTGGCAAACTGTATTGTTAATATTTTTATTACGATGGATGGACTTAGAAGAATAACAATTGCCGCTATGAAGGCAGCAGAAAATGAAAACGAAATGAACTATGTTTTTAGTACATTTGGTTATACAAATGCCATTGAGAAAGCTGAGCTTTTACAGTGGGTAATGGGCGGCAAATGGTTTGATTTACCGAAAGATGACGAAGCAAGATTTCAAATGTTGAAAGCAGCGTTTCTTCACGGTGAATGGCGATATGCTGATAAACTTTCGCAATTGAAAAATATTGCAAAAGATTTATAATATAATAGGGGAGTGGCTACAATGGCTACAGCAGCGGTCTCCAAAACCGCCATTTTGCAGGTTCGAATCCTGCCTCCCCTGATAAAGAGTTTGGGCGTAGATAATGCTGAAGTGAACGGTGCACTCAAGTAGCTTCTATAACCCTCCCAGTTGGACTCGGGCGTCCTGCAGGTAAGCTCGGGGTGAAAGTCGGATAAAACGGACCGAATAAATCAAACTCTTTTTTACTTCCCCGTAGCCTAGTAGGTAGGGCAACGGTTTTTGGTACCGTTCGGACGGGTTCGAATCCTGTCGGGGAAAATATTTGCCGAGGCTTACTAGCGAAATTGAGGAACGGCAATTCCAAGAGATTAGTGAAAAATGGTTGTAAGGACAAGCTCATACTGTTGCCGCAGCTGAGTGAGAGTGAGTTCGATTCGTCACCCTCGGTGCTAATTAAAATAATTTACTCCACCGTGGTGTAATTGGTAACACGGGAGATTCTGGTTCTTTTGTTCAGGGTTCGAGTCCTTGCGGTGGAAATATAAAATTGAACATTGATTGTGTTGGTGTAATGGATAGCACGTCGCCCCTCTACGGCGAAGATTCGGGTTCGAATCCCGAGCACAGAACTTAGGCGGCAGTTTGTAAGTCCACCCTTTGTTCAATTTTATTTTTGAATATTGCAGCGAGAGCTGTTAATATATTTTACATAGTTGAAGATGGAGTTTAGCACTTTCAGAAAGTGCAGTGGCCCAGGCGGGTCTGACTGAGGGAATTGCATCCTCGGTGGTGCGACACCACATCCTGTGCGCAATTTGTAAGTCGGCCTTCAACTAATTTTGAAGTTTTCAGAAAGTGTTCTTACATTTTCTGTTAATATACTAAATATAAAATAAAACGTTGCAAAGAATGTTCCTATTTTTCTTCATAAGAATTAAGTTTACATTCCGCGACAAATATATGGGCTTATGGTATAATGGCTATTACGTGGGCTTTGCAAGCCTGAGATCAGAGTTCAATTCTCTGTAGGTCCACTAAATAAACAATAAGGATATTTAAATGAATTTTACAAAGAGTGTGAAAATGATAGCAAAATCTTTCTCATTTATTAAGCTTTCTGGCTTGTGTGGAAGCGGTGTGTCATTAGGCTCTGCCCTCTTTGCAAAACATTTAAAAGGAGAGCTTGGGAAGAACAGTTGAAGATTAAAATAAAAAACTGTTTTTAAGTCCCAAGCAACTCGAAAGAGTTGCTTTTTTGTTTTTACGGTGAGTGGCGGAATTGGTAGACGCAGGGGACTTAAAATCCCCAGCCCGAAAGGGCGTATGGGTTCGACTCCCATCTCGCCGACTTTGTGAAGTACGCAAATGGTAAAGCGGCCCTCTGTTTTCCGCGAGGGTGAATGGCCTTGAAGGTTCGATTCCTTCCTTCACAATATTTTCGGTTCGTGGCGGAATTGGTAGACGCGCAGCCTTGAGGTGGCTGTTCCCGTAAGGGAGTGTGGGTTCAAGTCCCACCGAGCCGACTGTACCCATAGTGTTAGCGGTTAGCACGGAAGATTGTGGATCTTCAGGGACGGGTTCAAATCCCGTTGGGCACCCTAAGAAAGGAGAATTGAATATGATGAAAGAAAAACCTAAACGAGTCTTTATAAAATAAGAGTTGTTGGGCTTTTCCTCCTGACAACTCGAGGAGAGATAAAATGTCAGGACATTCACATTCAAAGAATGTAGGAGCATCGAAACAAAAGAACGATGCTAAGAAATCGGCTCTTTATTCAAAATTGAGTAAAGAGATAACTGCAGCGGCAAAAGTAGGCGGCAGCGATGCTACTTATAATGCCAAGCTCCGTTCTTTGTTGGAAACAGCAAAGAAAAATGGAATGAAAAAAGATTCCATTGAAAGAGCAATAAATAATGCTAAAAAATAAAAAGTTTTTTAAACTTTCGAAAAGAACTTTTTATATTATTATTGTAATTGACAACAACGAAGGCCATTAAGTGGCACAGACGGTTGATAAGGTTGAATAAACTTTTGAGAGTGACAGAGCTCCAAGACATCTGTTGAGTCAATTTTGGGACTTAAGGCGTATCTTAAAGACCTTCTGTTCCTTTAGATTGCGAGTTGCAGGTCTGGGCGGTGCTTCGGGTAAATCCGCTATTATAAGGCCCGAGAAGGTGCAATTCCTTCTAATCTAAATCTTAATGGCCAGTTTGCCAAGTGGTAAGGCGGCGGTCTGCAAAACCGCTATGCAGAGGTTCGATTCCTCTACTGGTCTCTATAAGTTTTCTTGCGACAGAGATGCGCTTAAGGGTCGCTCAGTTATCGAAGAAAATCGGATTTTGTCCACTTCGTGAGTTCTTGTGTCGTGTGCAAACAAGAGCAAGAAAACATATGGGCCGGTAGCCTAATTGGTAAGGCGCCTGATTTGCACTCAGGTCTATCGGGTTCGAGTCCCGCCGTGTCCACAAGGTTGGCAGTCAAACCTTAAGACTCCGAAAAAGTTTGGATCATATTCCTTCAACTGAGCTGCTAGGCTTCCGCCCAGTTTTAGAAGCCGTCCTTTATGCATCGTTAGTGTTAGCGGCTAGCACGTCGGTCCTCCAAACCGAAAGCGGGAGTTCGAATCTCCTACGGTGCTCTTGAACAACCTGAGCAAAAGAGTTGTAAAACTGCTCGAAACCTGTATGGAGGGTTGGCACAGCGGCTACTGCACCTGTCTTGAAAACAGGAGGCCCGCAAGGGTCCGCGAGTTCGAGTCTCGCACCCTCCGCTATACTGAAGCAAAAGTTGTTCCTATTGCCGCGAGGCACTAACCTTTTAAGTTTGTTTACAACTCGCTTCATTACAGTGGCTTGCCCAACGTGGTCAAGGGAACGGTCTGAAAAACCGCCAATATGAGTTCGATTCTCATAGCCACTATAACAATCAGTCTTCTTTTCTACCAATGTATACTAATTGTATATGGGAAAGAGAAAAGAAAACGGTTGGATTTGCCAAAATTGTGGTAAAGCATTTGAAACAAGGGTTCTGTTTTTTGGACATAGAAAAACAGAACATCCCTCAAAAAGTGGAGGAGCAAATCCTTATTTTGAATGTTTTTGCAAATTTTGTGGAAGAAGGTCTACAACAAAGGCAAGTAACACAATACACGAAAAAAGTTGTACTAAAAATCCAAATCGTGTTAATGGTTCATCTTTTGGGAGACATTATTCAGAAGAAACTTTGAACAAAAGTTTTAGAAATAACCCAAATCAAGGCGGATTGAGAACTGGTTCAGGACGCGGAAAGAAGGGTTGGTATAAAGGATTTTATTGTAGGTCAACTTGGGAACTTGCTTGGCTTATATATGAAATTGAAGTAAACAGTTCAAAAGTTGAAGCTTGTCACGAAAGTTTTAGTTATGAACTTGATGGAAAGAAACATAAGTATTATCCCGACTTCAAAATTGGTGATACATACTTTGAAATAAAAGGTTGGCATAGACCTGATGTTGATGCAAAAATGCAACAATTTCCTAAGGACAAAAAATACGTTCTTATTGAGGGAAAGCAACAAATTGCAAAGTATCTTAATTATGCTATTGAAAAGTATGGAAGTGATTTAACTACACTTTATGAGTTGCAAGACCATAGAGGCGCAGATGAATCAAAATTTCATAAAAAATCTTTGTTATAAGCCTGAACGAAGGTGTAACCCATACACAAGTGAGTTCGGGGTGGCGGTTGGTTGGGGACCTACTGAAGTAAGCAAAGCGTTCAAAGATCGAAA